TCATCGAACACTCTTTAAAACACGTATTAAATGGTCAGCAGTTACATTTGCCACCAGTGTTTGGTCAGATGCAGGAAAGCCGACTAATGGTCTGGCTGACAATCCTGGGTGATTAACCCGCTTAGCAACAATACCTGCAAACGCCAATACGGCCTTATGCTTTGGACTAATAGGATATGGATCGGTTCCAAAATGATGCCAGATAGCCTTTTTAGCCTCAAAAGCCCCATCGAATCCTAATGTCAGCGTATTTTGTGCTACTTGATAATGAAATGCTTGCAGCATAGCTCCAGTATCCTTGAGCACCCCGCCGCGGCTGGTCCTGACTTTATTAGCGGTTTTTATGCTCATTGACTTGGATTTTCTGAATGACTCATCCTGTCTTTTCCACACAGCACTACCTAATGTCAATGGAGACAGCGGTTTCCACGGTGTGCCATCGGGAGCCAGCCCCTTGTCATGACGGTCACGATTCACCCTAAGCAGCGATTCTCCCATACTACCCAGCATTTCCTGCGGCGAGGCAATTTCACGCCGAACCGCTTCCATCATGCGATCAAGATGATCCGCTTTAAATTCAATCTCAAATTGCATAATCGTTTATCACCTATATAATAAGTCTATGGCAAAGAAGCTGCGGTTCTGCATAACCCTCAAATCCGCGCCATTGATCCGGTTCATGCAGGAACCGGGTTTTACTTCTGATAAACCAATCGACCATTACGCTGCTTATCAAAGTATTCCTGGCGCAATGCCTCGGATGGTTGATTTGTCATAAACGCTGTCGAACCCGTCCACCCTGTTCTACCCCACTCAAATACCGACACGCCATATTCCGCAGAGCCATCAAGCTCAAAAGCCCGCAAATAGCGACGCTTTAAGCGCCATCGGCCATTATCTTGATGATCCTTTACCCATACCCACCAAATCTCATCAGGCTCAATCAGCGTCATGGCCAGCAAATTAATGTACCGAAGCCTTTCGACTTTTTTAGCGCTAGACAACCACTTAAAATCTCCCTGTCCATCCTGAAATAGCGCCTTAGTTACTGCTAACGTACTACCTGCGGCATCCGTAAAAGCTGCGCCTTGCTCCATAGTTGCGCCGAACACATCCAAAAAATCTTGTACAGCCACTTCCGGTGCGGTATCGGCAGGCAATAGGATATGAGCAGGTACTTTCGTAGGGTTTGGTGCTGGCGGCGGGTTAAAACCAGTTGGCCACGGTTCGCCACGTTGTTTTAGCACCGCATCGTAACCCTGCAAAGGCGGCACAGTATGGGGTTCAAGAAAAGCTTTGCCTGGGTTATAGGAAAAGCCTGGGTCAATACCCTTAGGCACCCACACTGTGCGCGGATTACTGCCGTTTTTACCGATGACTTTCTCCTCCATTTCGATAGGTGGCGACTGATCGGGGCCGGACAGGCCTTTTTTCTCCCATTTCTGTCTTGCCTCGAATTCAGAGAGAGAATGCACCCTGCATTTGCAGCCCCAACCGTTCTGTGGGTAATGACTATTCCACCACTCATCGTCCGCAGGTAAAATCAGGCTATCCCAAGCTTTATGTTCCAGGCGCGGATGCTCGATACTGGTATGATCATATTCCCAGTATGGCCGCAGATGTTTAACCGCCATCATCTGCTGGTAGCGCCCGGCGTTATATGACTGAGTAATATTGGTATCGTAGATTATTCTGCTACGCCACCCAGGGGAACCATTGTAAGACCAGCCATGCTTGGCGGCGATATCTTGAAAGCTTTGCTTAAACTCCTCGTAGCCACCGCCAGCCCACTTAGCCTTGACTATGGCATTATAGAAATCCTCAACCAGCGCATCATGGGTTGCCCCCGCCACCACAAAGGCATGGCTGTGTTGCTCCTGCCAAATATCAGTCCAACCCGATGTCGGTAGTTTGATTTTCTTTTTGAAGAAATCAATAGCCTCAGAAAATGGCAGTTGCGTGTCGGGATATTTAGAATCTGTCACTAAAAGCACCCGCCCAGTCATCAGTCAGATAAAATGCTTCGACATGCGCGCAATTACGCCTGATTTCCTCGACAAGCCTAAATACATCCGTCGCCTTCGAGCCATCAAAACCAAACTCATCCGTAAAAGTTGAGAACGAAGAACCCCTGTTATTATCTTGCAACCATTCCTCGTAATTCTTTGCAATACCGATAAGGGTAAGCCTATTTTTTCTTTTCTGGGCTTTGTTTTTTTGACGCTCCCTATGCTCCAAAACCAAGCTGATTTCTTTTGGCGTCAAGTTGTTAATTTGCATCGCTTCGCCCCGCCAAATTAGCCGCCGCCAACCCCAAAGCCACCGAGTCCGCCCAGGCGGAATTATTAACCGTCAACGCCTCCATGACGGCAATGGCCGCATCAAACGACCCGGCCTCAGCGACAATTGCCGCAATTTGCTGGATAAGCGCCTCCTCATGAGGCACGCATAAAGCAGCCAGCTGTGAGCCATACGCACTGGCAATATCGATTTGGCTATTGCCTTTTGCAGCGTTCGCCAGAGTGGCCAACCTTACCAATGCCGCGTTAGCGGCCGGTGCTGAACCAGAAGCGCCTGGAGCCGTTAACAACGTAGCCCCTTTCGCCGCACGCGGAATCTGTAACACCTGATGCGCCCATGATGAATCCACCTCCATCCCCATGCTCACGCAATCTTTTAGCAAGGCGATCATGGCTTTTTGATCGACGGGCTCGGCCGTGTCATACATAAAAACAGGCATCCTATCCCGCGGAAACATGCCATTAAGAAGAACAATCGGCGCTACCAGCTGCCTATTTACAGTCGGCTCGATTTGTCGCACATCGTGCAGCAGAATTTCCCTGCGCACCTTGTCATAAATCATGATTCGCGCCTCGGAGGTAGTTTTCCCGTCAAGCTCTCCCCCGAGAATCGCCTTTGACTGCTTATGCTCCCAGTACTCAATAGCACTTAAAAAATCCTGTACTTTACCGATTTTCGCCTCGACAAAGTCAATGGCCATCGTACTCGGAACTACACCCGCCCCATCATTGCCTATATTACGCACCGCCCGCAGCAATTCATTCCGCGCCTCCTTACCTATCCCGGCAGGATATTTACCCAATCTCAGAGGTATGCCATAAAGCTCCAAGAATCTCTGTAAATCCCGCACATCATAAGCCTTGTACGCATACGTCCACGCAAGCACGCGAAACAGAGCCGCCTGCTCAATATACCCAGACTTAGCCCGGTGCTCATGCACAATCCATCCCCATTGACGCAATGGTTCCGGCATGCCGTTTTTCAGGTACAACAACTCGCCGCTATCCCGATCAATCTGAAAATTACGTTGCGGCTCCCTGTTTATCGCATTCGGCACCCACTCATCGCCCGTTTTCCAGTCCATTTCCAGCGCGGAAATACCTTTCCCAATAGCATCGGTTATATCGTACTGAGCGTCTTCAAAGTTCGAAATACCGCTTAACATGCCTGATAGCTCTTTGGTGCGATCAATTTCCGACTGATTGGCATCGTCCATTGGATGTAATTGCCAGCCCAGACCCGTGACAGCCCTACGTCGCTTGCTCAGCTCGCCAAAAATATGCGCATCTTGCTCCTCAATGAGCTCATACAAAGTCGCTTGATCCGTAATAAAGCCCATATCGGCCTGAGCAAACGCCGCTGCCAGCCGGGATGGGTCAAGCGTATTAACCGACGCATAATTCAGTGCTGTACTTGTAGAGCGCGGCCCGGCCTGTAACGCACCCAAGTCCTTTTTAGACACCTTTTCCAGCGCCGTTTTTTTTCTTTTACCCATAATCAAGAAACTCCTCATCTAAAAAGCCATCCATCCAATCCATCGCCTCATCACTGCCAGGCTCATAAGGACAGTCGGTAACGGACATACCCGAAAGAACTGCGTCCTGGCCTTCGATAAACTCATCGGATCTAATCGTCATCCCAATCATCCTCATCATGCCTTTGTCTACTGTATGAACGTCGATTACGGCTGACGCCTGCCGATGTGTATTCCCACTCGCCACCAAACTGGCTGGCGATTTTGAACAGCATTTCCAGCGCATCCGGGCCGTCATCGTGATCGGCTTCCGGCCAGAACTTCAGCTGCTCGATCAGCGTGGACTGGCTGCGATGCAGACGGATCAAACCGTTATTAATATGCGGTTGCAGGCTGATAATGCGCAATCCCTTGTCAGTATCCGGCTGCACCGGAATGCCTGGAAATGCGATGCCTTTTAGCGCCGCGCGTTTGATCAGCTCGCTATGCAAAAACGCCTGAAACTGCACTGTTTCCACTGCCCAGGCCATACAGGCATATTCGGCCTGTAGATCGATAGCTCGGCTGATGATCAAATCCGGCACACGGCGGCAAATATCGGCCTCCACCACGTCCAAAATCATCTTGCGCCGGTCCAGACCACCCACCAGAATCGCCGACGGGTCGCCCTTGGGTGTTCCTTTCTTGCCCAACGACGGATCGATAGCACCGAAAAACAGCCAATCGGCCAGCCGGTTAACCCAAAACTGAATGTTCTTAAACGGCGCGTTCTCATCGTTGCCCGCCTCGTTTTGCTGCTCCTGGCTGAAGGCGTCGTGATCGATCGCCCGCATGCACATCAAGCGGTACAGTGGCCGCACCTCAGGCCAGCTGCACTCGGCACCGGCATCCATTTCGGCCTTATTCGCTTCGTAAAACAGGAGCGCATCAAGCTCGATTTGATCTCTGTCCTCAAGCTGGTGATCGTCAGCTATGCGGGTGTAGATCGATTCCCAGTGTTCCCACATATCCATCCGGTCAGGCCATTTCATGATCGACCGGAACACCTTGCGCCGCCAGCCTGGCTTACGGCTGACGCGGTTAATCGCCGCGTCGTAATGCAAACTGGTACCGACCCAAAACACATCCATACCGCCGCCTGGTCCGGCCAAGCCCAGTACCGCGCTCAGCACGTACTTCTGCACCTTGTCGCGCTGGCCTTTGTCTTTGACATTCTCGTCATTCTCCAAGTCATCCAAGAAAATCAGGTCTGGCCGGTGCGGGCCGTGCTTCATCCCGCGTATTTTCTTGCCGGTACCGCCGATGCGAATCTTGATGTTGTTGGCAGTGATGGCCGTCGTAGCTTGCCACACCCGGCCACGTCCGCAAGCTCCGGGAAAGTCCATCATCAGGCGCGGGTTAGTGTCCAATTCGGCCTTGATGCTTTCCAGCATCTCCGCCGCCTGTTCCTCAGTGTTCATGATGATGCCTATCATGTGCTTGCGACCTGTCACAATGCACCACAAGCTGCCCAACTGAGTTTCATAAGTGGACTTAGCCTCGCCGCGCGGTGCCTGATGCACTTCACGGCCATCGGCCTTGCTGTCAATAACCTCTGGAAAGCGTTTGAAAATGAACTGATGAAACTGGCTAAAATGCGGCGTCGGTACATAGTGCGGAAAGTACGTTTTGCAGAAAAAGCCGTAGTCACGCCAAGCCTGCTCGCGGCGCTCGGAACTCGCCGCCGGATCGGTATCGAATGCCTCACACTCCAGCTCTATTTGTTGACGGATTTGCTCGCCAAGTAGCGCGAGCTCTTTTTCAAACTCTTTCCAGTTTCGGACTTCCTGGATGTCGATTTCAGGCATGACCGGCCTCGCAACGACTGGCGACTTCGATTAACCACTCTGCCAGGCGCAACGGCGTATGTTCGCGGTCTGGCTTGTACACCGATTTTCTATAGCCGTAATCGCTTGGCTGCATTCTGCTGCCGTCCGACCGACGGCCGTGCGAACCAATTATGCAAGCCTCTTTACCGGGAATGATAGGCATCATCGGCATGGCTTCAGGCTTGATGCCGCAGATATATAAAAATGTCGGCTTTTCAGCGGTATGTCCAAAATTACATTGAAAGATAGGGAGCGTCCAACCGCCGAACTCATCTATTTCATTAGGTAATGGCAGTTTTTTTGTCGGCCAGAGTTTCGATTGTTTGGGGTGTTCTAAAACACCGCCATAACGACGAACCATATCTACAGCCCATATTCCAAGCTCTTTCTCGCCCATTCGTGGTTTGGCCATGTGGCTAAGTTGCCCCCATGCACGGCATGGAGGATGTGCCACGACCGGCGAGCCACCCGGCCAATTGAGTGCGTCACGCTGCGCATCAAAAACATCAACACCTTCTAATGTTTTATAGACGGAATCCTTCCGGGCAAATAAAACAGTAACCGTCTTACCCATAACGCCTCCCCAACACAGCCCCAATATCTTCCAAATGCAGCTGCAAAGCTCGCAACGCCACTGGGTCTTTCTGGCTAAGATGATCAGCAATGGTGCGTAGCGTATCCAACGCCACCGACAGCCCGGAAAACGCCGGATTGACGCGCGAAAACGCTTTGCTGAATTTGGCATAGGCATCGGCCAGTTGCGCCAACAGCTGGGCCTTATCCGCTGCAGGAATTGTCGCGGCTTCCAGCTCACGAGTCGTAGTAATCACCTGGCGTGCAAAATCCTCCACCAACTGCTGATTAAGATCGTCTATGCCCGCCTCACTGATGCGGTACGCCGCGCGTGCGCTATCCCAATCGTCACCCTTGGCTTTAGCCTTGGTTTTCCAATCTCTAGCCGTGTCGTAGCTGACACCGCCGCTTAGCGCAGCACCATTGAGCGGCATGCCCTCAATATAAAGCCTACGCACCTTGTCGCGAACATCTTGAGAATGCGCCATTACAATCTCTTAATCAGCTCAACAGCTGCGGCAACCAACGCGCCGCCAGCGCCGCCACCTACAGCACTGAACTTGGCTATTTTCTCGATCAGGCGCTTGTCTTCATTTTCCAGACTGAACACACGCGAACCCAGACCATCTATACGTTTATTAGTAGCGTCATTTTGCTCGGCAATCTGCCTAATCAGGCTTTCCTCAATGCGATCCATCCGCGCGTTGCTGGCATTATCCAGCCTGCGAATATCTTCCTTGATGTCTTCTATCCGCGCCGTCAGGCCTTGGTGCATAGTCTGGACAGCGCCTGTAAGCTGGCCCAGGCTATGCATAATGTCCCCGTTGTTCTCACTCATGCTGAACATCCTTTAGTGTTTCAAAATCGATTAAGGCACCTAATCGTGCCCGGCAGGTTTCGTATTGGCCTTTGGCGGAGCCGATCCAGTCGGCGATGTCGGTATCGGTGGCAACGGCGGCATCTTCTGTAACAGGTGAGACGGTGGCTTGGGGCTCGGCGCTGCTATCATTGTCGGTATTGTTGAGCAGGCCGACAGCAGCGCCATTAAGACAAGTACGGCCAGTCGTAACTTTAGAAAGGGCATGGGAAAGCTCCTTGGTTTTTTGGGTTAAATGGGATTCGGTCTGTGCCAGTCGATCAGACAGCGTGTCGCCAAGCGCCTGGGCAGCTGTAAACCGCTCGCGGTACACTTTTTCAGCGACTGCCTTCTCGTTGGCATAGTCGGCCGCCATCTGCGCAATCTGCTTACCCAGCACGGCATCGGTCACATACCAGCCAGCGCCGGAACCGGTTGAAAATGCGATAAGCGCAACAATGGTTAATGAGTTCATGCAGCACCTCCTAACGGATCTGGACCCCAGCCAGGCGCACGAACCGAAGATAGAGGTAGCTTGTTTTTATATAGCGCTGCTCCGTCTATCACGTCACTAACCATGTATCTCGGTATGCCGAGCTCTTTGGCCAGCGCATGCTCTACTTGCGCACCATTAGACGCCTCCCAATAAGGCAGAAACGCCACACAATCACACGTCAACATCTGCGTGATAGACAGCCTCATATAACCAACCCAACTGCCGCAAGTCGGCGCTGCGTTCTCCGCAGGATTTTCAACATCAAAACCCAGCTGCCGCAAATCTGCAGCAGCCTGATTAAACGCCGGATAGTTAAAATCATGCAGGCCAGACATAGGCCCGGCCAAATAAATGCGAGTCATTGCGACACCCCCAAACCCCAACCAAGGTAAAGCGGCTGTAGACGATTAAGAATTCGTTGCGGATAACCCAAATTTTCCGGGCAGAATTGCCGACTACGCCGAGCCGTACCGCAAGCGAGGTCCACGGCCTCGCGCTGCACAGACCCAGCTACTTTGGCCTCCTGTTGCCAATGCCCCAAGCCGCCGTTATAGCCACGCAAAGCCGCCCACAGCTTGTCATAATCAGAACTACCCGCCACACGCTCGAACAGCCAGAGGTCATATCCCGCCAGCGCCCTCATTGCCCAAATGGGATTGCTGGGCTGGCAATCAATGATTGACGTGCCGGTCTTGGCGCACCACCATTTTGCAGTCTCCGGCATAAACTGAGACATACCCAAAGCGCCAACCCGAGACACCGCTTGCGGGTTCCAGCCGCTTTCCTGGTGGATCTGCGCGGCAAAGACTGCAATCGGCGCATTAAGCCCCCACTCGGCGTGAGCGACACGGGCCAGGTCGGCCCGGTACCGGATCGCAGTGCGCGGTATTTCCTGGGCTGCGACCGGAGCCGTAATGCAAGCTACCACTATGAGTGCAAGAATTAAGAGCCAACAGACATGTTCCAGTCGCTGCCCTTTCGGGGGCAGCACCTGATACCGTTGCATCTATGCCCCCAACCCCATAGCCAGCATTGCCGCTGCAACAATAATCGCTCGACGCAACAGCGCGGCGGCAAACACGGTGTGGTAGTCCTTGTTTACCCTGTAATCAGCGTCTTCAAAATCGCCCGCATGCGGATTGTGTCGATGCTCCGTGTTATGCGCCAAATAACCATCAGGCCGGGCATACGGAAACAAAGACCGATCCAACCAATAGCCGATCACACCGGCCACAGACACCAGCGACAGCTTGTAAAGGCTAACGCCCAGCTGCTGCGGATACAGCAAGGCGACGACAATCAACAGCAATACGCTGATGAGCAACCAAGAAAAAAGGCGAGGTAATTTCATATTCATCTCCAGCAGAAGTAAAAGTAAAACGGGAAACTGGAGCTTACGCGCGCGCGAGGGAGATGATTAGGCTGGAAACATTTCCAGACAGGAGAGGTGCGGATTGACAGAGTAGGATGCGCAATAAATCAACCAGCCGGTGCATCCATGACCCAAGATGAATTAAAAAAAATCGCTATCAAAATCGCCAAATGCCTTGCGTTGGCTTCATCAGACAACCCAGCGGAAGCCGAGGCGGCCAAACGCCAAGCCGACGCACTGATGAAGAAATACAACATGACAAACGGTGACGTGGCCGCTGCGCAAGTACATGAGCAACACAGTAAAACGGGTAGTAAGCACCGTCCGCCAGTGTATCTCAGCCGTCTGGGTAATATCATCGCTACAGCATTCGGCTGCGACGTAGTCATGCAGATAGGCGGCGGATGGGAAGACAGTCTTATGCTGTTTATGGGAGTTGGCATTAAACCGGAGTTGGCGGCCTACACATTCGATGTGCTGCGTCGGCAGATTACAAAAGACCGCGCCGCCTACAGCGCCACGCTCAAACGCTACAAGCGCGAGAACAAAATCAGGATGGCCGACATCTTCTGTGACGCATGGATCTGGCGCATTAGTCAGCAAGTCCAGGCGTTTGCCGGTACCGAGCAAGATAAAACCGCCATAGTCGCCTACAAAGAGCAGCGCTGGGGCGATTCATTGAAAGATGACGCCCGCAAAAGCCCAGAACTCAAAAAAGACAGCGACTATCAGGCAATTGTAGCTGGCACCCATGCGGCCAGGGATGTATCGATTCATAAGCCGGTGCAAAGCAAACGAGGCGCGCTGCTGGGGCAAGCATGAAATGAAAATCGGGATTTTATTCAGGTGGGGTAGATTTTGGATAGGCGGCCATTGGTCGCGGTACAACCGGCGACTATGCGTCAACCTTATCCCCTGCGTCACGTTGTGGATTGTCCTGCCGGGCGGAAACGTGCCAAATAACACATATGCAAGTAGGTAAAGACAATGATTGCAAATGAGACATTAGGCTCCACGACTTTTTCTCCATGCCGAACCTATCGCTATACGCTCTGGCGAGACTGGACAGGTGGAGAAGGATACGCGATGTTTGTAGGCCTAAACCCAAGCACAGCAGACGAAACACAGGATGACCCGACAATACGCCGCTGCGCAGCATATGCGCGGGCATGGGGATACTCTGGTCTGTGCATGGTGAACCTATTTGCCTACCGCGCTACAAAGCCAGCAGACATGATGAGGGCGATCGATCCAATAGGCCCAGATAACGACGTGCATTTGCAAACGCTCGCGAAAACAGCGGGTGTAGTTGTGGCCGCATGGGGAGCAAACGGAACTCATAAAGGGCGCGATGCAGGTGTACGAAAGATGCTTCAGCATCTGCACTACCTGAAGCTGACGAAGAATGGACATCCGGGCCATCCCCTGTATCTGCCGAGAACACTGATACCGATTCCCTTGATCTGATGGTTCCGTTGAGTTAGGTGTTAACCGTAACCCAACGCACAGGCAAGATGTCGGGTTACGGCTCTGACACGGGAACAACTGCTGAGACCTTACCTTCCCGAATTTCAACTTTTGTAAATGGGCAATAGGGTACCGGGGCTTCTTTGCACGAGAACACTATGTCATTTCCGATGGGATTGTCATTTAAGTCATTGTGGAAGTAGTACATTGCCACATTTAGCGGATATGCCGCCTCAACCCCGCACTCACTTAAACCAGGTTCGACCTTTCTTGCCTCAATCATTTGCCATTCACGTTCCGTGAACATGTTCCGCCGAATCAACTCTGCTTTGGCCTCTTGTGAACGATTCCAGCGAAATCCATAAACAATACATAGGCTGTCTTCTTTTGCGGTAGAGAAGTCGGCGGTGTTTACATCGAATGTTGATATTGATGTCGCGCATGCAGTCAATAACAGCGTCACGACCAATAACAGATGAAGCTTGGCTACATTCATTTGGATGTCCTTATATCTATCTGCAAATCGATTCACACGGCACACCATCATGGTCTCGATCCAGACGGTTTAGGCCGCAGTCGTTCAAATAATGTTGAGCCTCGGAGCAGGAGGTCATTTCCCCGCACTTGGTTTTACTACCGCATGAATCACCGCCACCAGTAGCTTCATCATTGCTTGTTTGCTTCGGCTTTGCCGCTTTACCGCCGTGTCTAAACTCCCAGGGCGGCGTCGGGTTTTCATCGGCCCACAAACCTACCCCTGCCGACTTTGCCGACTCTTCCAGATCAGCGATAGACTGGTCAGTCAAATACTGACGATATGCCCAAGCCATCCCGCGCCGTACCTGTTCGGCATTTGCATCAACGCCATCACAATGTAACCGCCCCAGTGTTCGTTTATATTTATCTGTGCCGTGATCATCAACGACAACCGTTTTTTTGAAGCAGATATCCGATAGCGACTGCTTTGACTGCGTACCAAACGCTTGCTTGGACTCAGGGGCATCAATCTCCGCCAAACGGATTTTAACCTGCGTCTTTTGAACGTTTAAAACCGTCAACGTATCACCGTCGGATATACCGACAACGGTGCCGCTCCATTCGGCAGCAAAGGCGACGAGTGGAAGCAAGAGCAGAAGGGGGATGAGTTTTTTCATGAGTGATTTTTCTTATTCGCCTTCATTCTTTGGGGGTAGAGATTCCTGCAATCCATATTCCGTCGTTATTACCACAAAAAATAGTCATGTCTTTGATTCGCTTAGACAGCGCCCCTGTTTGGCCCGTTGCATAAATATCAATACAAAGTTTTTCAAGCTCACCTGCTTCGGAACTAGGGCCAAAAACAGTAGCTCCAACGATAGATCTAACTGCAAATAAACTCATCTCATCAGGTGCGCCGGATGAAGTTGAGTAGACCCCCAACGAATAAGGCTTGCCAGTCTTTTTATCGATAGAAATATCAACCACGGCATTTGGTAGCACGTAATATTGCAATGTCCTGGAGTTTTCGTTCGAACCGCCATCATCCATAGATTCTTTAGGTGGCAGTGTTTTCATATCAGCAACTTTTGACGCCAACGCATTATATGCACCAATAAGCTGTTCAACGGACATATTAAATGTTGATCTTTTTACAATCGGAGGTACTACAGCAGCCGGACTGGTCGCAATTGGAGTCTCGTGCTGTCCAAAACGGCTTTTAACCGTGTCAATCACGGCCATTCCTAAGAAAAACAAAATGAAAAATATCGCGTACTGTTGCCATTTTGGCAGTTTCCCAATGGGGTTGGTGTTTTCCTCAGTCATTCCACACCTCCTGTTTGCATGGATTGATATACCGCTGGCATGTCTGACCATTCGATAACGTTTGATATTCTCAAAAAGTTGAGACCGTCTAAGCCTTGTTGGGCCAAACCCTTGGTCGCTAAAATACGGCATTGACGTAGATATCCAAGCTCTATTGCATTGTGTGCCACGTTTTCTGCGCGGATGCCAGTGATCACATAGGCCACATCCACTCCAAACGTCGCGACTTTCGCCAAATAATTGGCTTTAGGTGGCGTTCTATTTTTCTCATAATCAAGCTGTGTTTTCTTTGTTGTTCCCGCCGCCTCTGCCATAGAGGTTTGGCTTAAGTCTAGTCGCTCCCGCTCTTCGCGTAGCCTGCCACCAATAGTCACAAAATAGTCTCCAAATATATTGACAAGGTAACTATTTTGTTACCATAATAAGCCGTACTATAGTTTTTTAAACAATAATAAAGGAGAGTAACAAATGACCCCTGAACAAGTAAAGGAACGCTTTCAGAAAGAAGGTAAATCCTATTCGGACTGGGCGCGGGAGCACAAATTTGACCCCAAAACTGTGATTGCTGTACTTAACGGCGTGAACAAGGGACGGCGCGGCAAGGCGCACGATGTCGCCGTTGCACTCGGCCTTAAATAAATCGGAGAAACAGCATGAGCTTAACCCTCGGCTACAAAATCCCCGGCTCTACGCGCGGCGGCGTCTTTACCGTGCCGGACTATTGCCACGGCCATATTGCCCAGGATGACATCGACGGCATTGCCAATCGACTGCGCAACGTCGGCCCCGAACCCTCGTGGCAAGCGATACGCGGAGCCGTGTTGAGATTGGCGCGATCACGAACTAATAAGGAGGTTCAGCATGGCGGCTAAATCAGCCAATGAAGACCGTACCGGGCTGGAAGACCCGTTGCTCCGGCAGCTCTTTGGCAGCATCTGCGACAGCATTGGTGTTGATCCCGCCGAACTGTCGCCGTTGTATACCCAGTTGTCGCTGGCGGCCTTGCACGAGGCCGAAACCATCGTGCTGACTTACATCGTCAGCCAACTCAAGAACAGCCTGACACCCCGCGCCGAACGCGGGCGCAAGGCAAAAAACACGGAGGCAAAAAATCATGGTCAATAAAAATACCGCTGACATTATCGACCTGGATCTAGGCATCGGCAGTGCGCCGGTTGCGGCTGCTAATGCGGCTCCGGTTATAAAAGTCCGGGCGTTGCAGTCCGTGGAGGGCGAGGCGACCAATGCGCAATTGCAAACCTGCCTGAGCGAGTTCGGCTTTGCGGCGATGACGGCGGACGAGTTTTTACAGGTGGGGATTGAGGAGCTGAACAAGAGCATTCTCCTGGCTTGCCGCGCCGGGACGGCTTTTTGGGCGGCTCAGGAGGCGCTAAAAAATATCGAGTGCGCCGATGGCGCACTCGATGGTTTTGAGGCGACTACGCCGGGCGTAGTCGTGAATTTTAAGGACTGGATAACCCAGGCAGGGCTAGCAAGAGAACGCGTTTACGAATGTATCCGCCTCGCCAAGCTCTATGGCAGGCTCCCGGCTACCCAGCGCGGTCAACTGCTTAAGGTTGGCAAAAAGCAAGCCCTGCTGCTGGCTGGGCTGCCGCAGGAGGCTATCGAAGAAGCCGCAGAATCCGGCCATGACGTCTTCGCCGAGGCCGAGGTGCTAAGTTATGCGGAGTTAAAAGCCAAGGTCAAGCAGCTTGAGATACGGGAAAAAAACTACGACGTCGACCTGGAGCGGATGCGGTTGAAGGTGGATCGGCTGGAAAAGGCCAGAGAACCGCTGACGCCGTTTTTGCCGCGCACCGAGGACATCCGCGCCGAATGCCTGTTTTATCAGGAAGAGTCCCAAATCAATTTAAACAGCCTGCGAAAGCTGTTTGAAGACGTGAATATAGACCCCAGGGCGCCGGAGTGGCGTTACCAGATCGAGCAAGTCTGGCTGACCGCCTGTTTTGTCGCGGCGATGGCCGCCGACACCCTCCAGGCTCTACGCGATGTCTGTGCCGTGGACGATTTGCCCAGCGGCATCGAGTCGGTGCATATGATGACGCCGCAGGAAGCTGCACGCTGGCTGGACGATGCCGCCGCCATCAAGAGCCAGTACGAAGGCAGAAAATTAGCGCGGGAGGTGTTGCGCGCGGATACCAAAAAGAAGAAACGCGGCAGACCCACCAACAGTTAACAGGAGACAGCATGGATACTCACTTACCGCAAGATAACGCCCCGCCTGCTACACCCACGCGTTTGGTGCTGCCGTTGCGTGCCGCGTTACAACAAAAAGAAGGGGTGGCGCAATGGGATGCTGTTACTGAACGCGCCCGCGAGGTGGCCCGGCACCGGCAAACCGTCGTCAAGTATGTGCTGACGCTGACCGATTGCGATATTACCCAAAACCGCGCCATTGCGTTGCTGTTAGAGCGTTTCGATCACGGCTTGATTGATGGCGGTACTCGGCTGGCCATGAGCATGGCGGCAAAAAAAGGCCGCTCTAAACCGGAGCGTTCGGCAATTTCCGAATGGGTCAAGCGTTATAAAATTTTAGGTCGGGAAGGCTTATTGCCCGGCCATAAAGGGAAAGTCGCCAAGCCGCAAGACTGGTGGCCTTTGGCGCTGCACCATTACAACCTGCCCAGCAAACCCGATGCGTCCGTCGTGCATCGGTTGCTGGTTGAGGAGCATCGGTTCGAGGTGAGCTACGACCAAGTACTGGGTTACCTGCGCAGCTTGCCCGCCCAGTTCGGCAAAAATGGCGCGGCGAGGTTGGGCAAAAATCTGCACCGGTTGAAAGAGAAACCCTACAAAACCCGCACCACGCGACACCTCAAGCCCGGCGATTTGTGGGCGGCTGACGGCTACTGCGCGGATATTTATCTGGCTCACCCGTTAACCGGCGACATCTGGCGGCCTGAACTGACCGTAGCCATCGACGTGCGCAGCCGCTATCCGGTGTGCTGGCGGGCCGATGAGCATGAGGGTACGGTGGCGGTGCAGAACATGTGGTCGGAAGCGATGACCCGCTGGGATCATTTGCCGCTTGAGCTGTACGTGGATAACGGTTCCGGCCACAAAAACAAGCTGATGAGCGATGAGCTGACCGGGTTTTATGCGCGGGCCGGGGTAAGTGTTATTCATGCCATCCCTGGCAATCCGCACGGTAAAGGCTGGATTGAACGCTTCTTCCGCACGGTGCGGGATGATTTTTTAAAGGTGTGGCGACCGCAGTTTTACTGCGGCGACGACATGGCGGCGGAGGTGCTCAACAAGACCTATCGCGATGTGGCCGCCGGACGGCTGGCGCTGCCGAGCTATGTGGAATTTGCCGAAGCGTTTAACGCCTGGATTGCCCGCTATGTCCAGCGCCCGCACACGGAAGAACCCAGCATCAGTATTGCCGATATGTGGGCCGAACTGGTGCCGGTGACCCCTTGCCAAAGCTTGGCGGAACTTAAGCGGCAGGCGGTCTTGCTAACGGTTAACCGTGGCCGCATCAAGCATAAAAACCGGGTGTATGGACACGCCGACCTGTATGCCTTCAACGGCCAGAAGCTGATGCTGGAGTACGACCTGTTGGATGACCGCGTAGCGGTGATTCGTACCCAGGACGGGCGATTGGTCTGCGATGCGCATTTGCTTGTCACTATGGATGTGCGCGACCCCAACCGCCTTGAGGAGAAGCGCCGCAAGCGGCTTGAGGGCCAAATTAAGCGGGGAGAAAAGAAGCTGGACGAACAAAAAGCCCGCGCCGGTTTACTGATTGATGCCGATGCGATTGTGGTCGGCGCAGACGCGCTGTTGAGTACTGAGACGCCTAAAGCGCTACCGGAACCTATTGAGATTGACCTTTTAACTTTTGAGTAAGGATTAAGACATGAATGCAAATACTTTGATTGACCCAAGCAAACTATCGGAGCAGCAGCTTGAGGATTTGTTGCAAGCCAAACGGAATAAGACCGAGCAAGACCGTCAGGCCTATAAAGAACTGGTTGGCTCTACTGTGCCGCCTGCCGTGAAGCGATTGATGGATATATCCATGATGTTGGTTGAAGCCAAAGCGCAAACCTTCGGCTACTTCAAAAACATATTGGAAATGAAGGAGTCCGTGTATAGCACGGATAAAAAATCCAGGAACAATCCGCAGCAATCGCACACCTTCTCAGCCGATAGATACAGCATCACTATCGGTTATCGTGTCAACGATGGTTGGGATGATACGGTTTCGGAGGGTGTACACAAGGTCTATACGTTTATTGAGTCTTTGGCTAAGGATGAGGATTCATCAAGGCTCACTCAAGCCATCTTTAAACTGCTTAAAAAAGATAAAAAAGGCGATCTAAAAGCCAGTCGCGTGTTGGAGCTTAAACAATTATCTGAAAAATTCCACAATGCTGATTTTAATGACGGCGTTAAGACAATCTTGGATGCTTATAAGCCGGTTAGGACGTGCTGGTTTATCGAGGCGTTTTACATCAACGATAATCAAGAAAAGGTCGCTATCCCTCTATCCATGTCAGCGGTCGATTTTCCAGAGGGATTTGAGTTTGATTTTTTAACGGCTAAAACGGCTAAGGAGGAAGCATGAGCCAGCTGGAAAACACCGTGCAGTACCCTGATCACTATACGCCGGAAGATATACAGCTGATCGGCGAGGTCAAGATTTGGCTGGAGGCCAAAAAATACACCCAGGCGGCCCTGGCACGATTGGCGCGGGTATCGGCCAGCAGCTTAAACCAGATCATCAAAGGCACCTATGCAACCCCACCGGGAAAGCTGTTGGTCAATATCGGCAACGCCATGCGCCATGCAGAGGATAGTGCATCCGACTCGATAGCGGTGGTAGAAACCAGTGTGTTCCGGCTTGCAACGACGTGCTTTCAGATGGCCCGACGCTATCGTAACTTTGCCGTGCTGTCGGCCTATGTCGGCACCGGCAAAACCTTTGCCGCCAAGCATTACCAACGCATTACACCCAACACGTATTTGATCGAGGCCACGCCGTTTATGACTACGCAAAGCCTGGTCAAGCTGCTGGCGCGTTTGGTTACGGGGGTTGACGGCAAGGGCAGCATAGACGACAAGTTTCGCGGCGTGATTGACATATTGGCTAATACAGACAGCCTGCTGATTGTCGACGAGGCGGAGACGCTAACCCCGCATGTGCTGCACACGTTGCGCCGACTGCGCGATATGACCAATATCGGCATCTGCTTGTGCGGCACCGAGTATTTAACGTCATTGATCAAACCCGAGCATGGCCAGTTTGACCAGATCAGGAGCCGGGCCGGGTTTTGGCCGGAAACGGTGCGCAAGATCAGCGCCGAGGATGCCGCCGCATTGGTACAGGCCGCATTCGGTGATGAAGAGGTAACTGACGAGGTGGTAGGCCGCTTGTACGCCTACTGCAAAGGCAGCGCACGCATGCTGGTAGAGGGACTGATTGCCTCGGTACATCAATTCCGCAACGGCCGTGAGCTCAATGTAAGCCTGGTCGATGCTGTTGCCAAGCAGGCATTGTGCTTGCAATCCATAGCGTGATAGAGGAGATAAGTCATGAAGATGTCAGAGCGCAAGATAAAGACCGAAATATCAAAGATCGTAGCTGACTGTCGGAAGTACGTTTTTGATCAAAAAGACCATCAGGAGATAAGGAGGATTCTCGACCATGCTTCGGCGCAACTGTCAGGCATCGCCCTGTTGTTTCCAGAAGGAAAAATGTGCGGATTTATTAAAACGTACAGTGCCGAGTTATCCGGTATCCGCACGCTGTCCGTGGTTGATAGCCAAGCACACGAAACACATCCCCTACAGCTGGAGGCGATAGATGAGTAAATTTATTATCGAACTGGAAGACAACGGCGAAGGAGTGAGGATTAATGCTCACGCCATACATACCACAGAGCAAATGCAGAGCGGCCAAACCGTTACGCTCGCTACACAGTTGGGTGATTGTTTAGTAGCGCACCTTGCGCAACGCATGACGACAGTCGGCTTAAACGCAGCGGCTCAGTCCCAGACAAAGCATTAAAGGGGGTGCAGAATGATGACAGTAAAACAACAATTGAAGATGACTGATATGGCAGCGCGGCTGCTTATACACGGTAGACTGATCGAACAGCAGATTCATGAGCTGGGCGAAAAAGGCCGGGCATTGTTAATTGCCCGTATTATTGCCGTCGTTGCCGTAGCGGCTCAGTTCATCACGCTGTACCAGTGGCTGGTTGCTCCTGCGTTGGAGTGCTACAGATGAAGACGCGCTGCCCATGCTGCGGTGCCGCACTGTCACTGGATGTACTGGTGGCTAACGAAAGCACCCGTGATGCATTGCAAGCCCTGTTTAAGCTGGCAGCGCCGCTGGGTCCTGCATTGTTACGCTACTTGTCGCTGCACAGACCCAGAAAGCAAGATTTATCGATGGCGCGAGTCGGCAAGTTGCTAGGCGAAATTGTGCCGGATATACAGGCGCAGCGTATCAGTCGAGACGGACAGGTGTTTGATGCACCGCTGGATGCGTGGATATGGGCTATCGATCAGGCGGTTGTTGCTCGTGACGAAGGCCGCTTGAAAACCCCGTTGAAAGGTCATGGCTGGCTGTACGAGGTCATCAGTAGTTGGCGTCCTGCGCCCGGTCAAGTCCATGCCGATTCAACGACCATAATGACTGGTACCGGTGGCAAGCGCTCAAAGACGATGAGCGGAATTGCTGCTCTGGAGGCTATGAAAAATGGATGAATGGTTAAGGGAGGAAATCCTCACCGGACTGCAAAAGCTACTGGCTTTACGCCTGCCCGGAACGCCGCCGGAAGATGCTATTGTCGGCACGGCTGAGGTGTGGATTGAAGGTATTGGTTGTAGTCGTATCAAATGGGATGAGCGACTTGATCGCAATCGCGTTCAGTTGGCGTTTGCTACGCTGTTTCGCAGTTGCGAGTACTGGCCGTCGCCAAAGCTGTTTTTGGACCGTCTTGGTAGTCGTGCGCCGCCCAAGGCTATGCCAGCGCCCCCTTTGACGCCAGATGAGCGTCAACAAGTAAAAAACAAGCTGCGTGCAATCGTAGAGCAGCTGACCAAAAGCCAAGCGATGAAAGCAACAAAGAGCGAACGCGAACAAAGCCTGGCGGCGCTAGATGAAATCGTAAATCCGAAACCCGAAAATCAACAAAGCGAGACTGAAAACAATGACAGACCTACTAAAACACTACCGCCAGCTGGTGGGTATTGCCAAAGGCTGGGCAGAGAAGAATCTGTTGGGCTGGAATGACGATATTCATCGTAAGCTGCTTGAGCAACATGGCGCTATCGCTGTTAATGGCCGCATCTCAGCCAGCAGTCTTAACCTGAATCAATTGGGCGCGGTGCTGGATGATTACGAGCAGCGCGGCTGGGTGCGGCACAAAACCTTTCGCGGCGACAAGCAGATGGATAAGCCTAAACAGGTATCGGCTCAAATTGGGCTAATGGTCAAACTGTGGGGCAGGCTGGGCGATGCGGGAAAGATAACAAAAGCCACTCGTCCCGCGTTGTTGAGTTTTTGCGCCCGTCAAACCGCGCATAACGTGCTCGATCTGGATAGCCTGACAGACAAGGAATGTCAGGCCATTATTGAAGCCCTTAAAGCGATGTTGAGCCGATAAAATGGAATTCCCTGCCGTCGATCCAGCACTGTTGACTACGCTGCCGCCTATAGCGCGGCTGGTGGTTAAGGCTCTAGGCTTCGCCAGGGCTCAAGACTGGTTGCGCGATTACGGCGGGCGCAATGTCTATATTCCGATGGAAAAGACCAAAGCGCTGGATCTACAGGAAGATGAGCTGGAGCGCTTGCGATTCGTGCTTAAGCCGCATCTGTCCGCTAATAAGCGGATTGAGTCGAGCAACAACCGGATTACGCTACCCAAGGCCGACAAGATGCTGATTATGCATCGGAATGCAGCCATTATCAGGAACAAAAACCAAGAAAGTATTGCCTACCAATCGCGGATATACAACCTGTCCAGTCGTCAGATCACTAATATTCGTGGCAAGGATAATGGCGGACAGCTGGATTTGTTTGGCGAGTAAACATTGGTCGGTGAGCAGGGTAAAACACTCACAGCCAATACAGTTCCGCCCGCCGTTAAGCTTCACGAGACGGGGCTTTTTTTAAGCTTGCGCGTATGATAGCGTAAGCGCATCACACATATTAAAAGGGGAATAATGATGGACCATCTCAAGAAAATCACCGAACAACTAGCCGTCCTCGCGGTAGCAGCCATGCACAAAGAGCCGGAGGAAATGACCGAAGATGAAAAAATGGCTGTCTACATTGCCGCCGGATGCAAAGTAATTATAGGGCCGGTGCCGGGGCACACTGGATCGATGGGTCTCCGCCTAAAACATGCCTGTGGAATGTCGCGCGTCGATGGAAGACTTCAGGTTTTTGAAAGAAAGCAACCGCTCCTGACTAGGTGATAGCCGCCACAACAATACCCCTTATTCAATTGTCACCAAAATAGCTCGGCAAGCCGTTTAAAAACCTGCTCCTGCATTCAAAGATTTTCACCAATGCCATTTAGCGACAGTTATCTCTAAATGGCCTCAAATCGCCTCTACTTCGTTCGCCCCTCCTGCCAGCTGGAAACATTTCCAGCTTAGTTGGTTTTCTTCGTTTCCCCGACAATGACCTCAACACGAATGACTGAGGTTGTTATGCCAAAACCCACCACCAAAATCGCCGCACTGGTTTTCGAGATTGCCTCGGGCGCTGATGCGCTTGTTTCAACCGAAGCGCATCTGTTGCCCGTCGGTCCATTTCGATCAACGGATGGACGCCCGGAAGAGTGCGAAGCCTGGCAATTGGATGCAGCCATTGCAAACCAGGTCATTGCGCGGATGGCGGCGCAAAAGAACGACACCCTGATTGACTACGAACATCAATCACTGCATTCCGAGTGGAACGGTCAGCCGGTTATTGCGGCAGGCTGGTTTCATGATATGGAGTGGCGCGATGGCAAGGGCTTGTACGCCGTTGGTGTGGACTGGACTGACACCGCCAAAGGCCACATTCAGAAAAAAGAATATCGCTATATCAGCACGGTGTTTTTTTACTACGAACGTACCGGTGAAGTGATCGAAGTCGCATCAGTCGCATTGACCAATACCCCCGCTTTAGACGGACTGGATTCGCTGGATATGGCGGCCTTGTCCAAACGCTTTAATTTACCCTTGGAGAAGAACGATATGGCAGGTGAACAAGAAAAAATAGTCGCACTGACTACTGAGCGCGATGGCTTAAAAACCCAAATGGCTGCGTTAACCACCGAACGCGACAGCTTGAATACCAGGGTGGCCGCATTAACAACAGAGCGCGACGATCTGAAAACCAGGGTTGATGCGCTGGACCAAGAAAAGGCTGCGGCAGCGCTGGCCAAGGAGACGGAAGATCACAAGGCGTTACTAAAGGACGCACTGACAGAAGGTCGACTGACGCCTGCACAAAAACCTTGGGCTGAAAAACAAAGCTTGGCTGCTTTGACCGAATACCTTGATGCGACATCGCCGTTAGCGCTGCTCAACAAGCAAGTGGATGGCAGGCAATCCATAGCGGCATTAACTGCAGAGCAGGCCGAGATGGCAAAAAAGATGGGGGTATCGGAAGAGGATTTCCTAGCCGCACAAAAATCCTAAATAACAAACCTGCGCACTGGTGCGCATATCAGGAGTAGCACATGACAACTAGAGTACTGACGGCAGGCGAAATAGCCGCCTTTAACACCACCCTAAAAGCACGATTCAACAAGGGCTTAGCGGTTACAACCGAAGAATGGAAGCAGCTTGGCAAGCTTATCAATAGCAACAGCGCATCTAATACGTATGCGTGGCTATCTCAATTTCCCGCGTTCAGGGAGTGGGTAGGTCAGCGTCTCCATAAAGCCGTGAAGAAACAGGCCTATACCGTCGAAAATCGCAAGTTCGAGAACACGCTGGATATCCCACGCGAAGCCTTCGAAGACGATAACTACGGTATGTACGGCGACATTGCTGAAGGCTATGGACAGTCCGTGATCGACCTGAAAAACGATTTGATGTTTAGTGCGGTGCCTGCCGGGTTTGCGTCAATTTGCTATGACGGTCAGTTTTTCTTCGATACCGATCATCCGGTATATCCAAATGAAGACGGTTCCGGCGTTGCTGCTACCGTCAGCAATATGCAGGCGGGCGTCGGCGAACCGTGGGTATTGCTCTGTACCGGTCGCGCACCGCAGCCGTTTTATTTGCAAGAGCGTGTCGCTGCTGAATTTCAGATTAAAAACAGCGCAGCCAACAGTGACGGCGTATATGAAAACGACGTATTCAGTTATGGCGGTCGCTGGCGTGGTGATGCCGTTTATGGCTTCTGGCAGTTGGCATTCGGCAGCAAAGCCGCGCTGGATGCAACCAACTTCCAAGCAGCTTATGCCGCGATGATGAAATTCAAGGGCGACGGTAACCGCAAGCTCGGTATTGTGCCGGACACGTTGGTAGTCGGCCCCGACAACATGGCCGCTGCCGAAGCGCTGCTCAAGGCGCAGCAAAACGCCGCGGGTGCCAGCAACACCAACTACAACAAGGTCAAGTTGGTCATCAGCCCCTGGATGGCTCTGTAGTCGCTAATTCCCGACAACAATGGCGGGAGCTATTAACCTGAACGAGAGGATTTGATCATGGAACTAAAGAAACTTTGGGTGCGTATTCAGCCCAAGCAGGCATCGCAGAAATTTTACCGTTGCGGCATAGGGTTTAGCCGCGAATGGCCGGAACAGCCTATCGAGGTGGACAAAGCCACCGCCGAGCGATTGGAGCAGGAGCAGATGCTGGAGGTTATATATAACGACCCTCATGCGGCTCTCAAAACGACGTCGGAAGCGGCCAGCCAAGCATCGGATGCGTCTGTAACGGATGCGGCCGATGCACTTAATAACCATGATGAGCGCAATGCAGATGCAGATGCAGATTTGCCACAGGGAGCCGAAATTAATGACGGTGGCAGCGTCACAGGGAACGATGGTGACAAATCTGCGGAGGCCGGGATCGATCCGGCTCTTGCTGAGGCGGAAACCGCTACAGCCGCTAAGCCCGTTAAAAAAGCTAAGTAAATGACCTTCGCGACCCGAGCCGATCTTCTGGCGCGTAGCAATGCCCGGCGTTTAGCTCAGTTGGCGGTACCCGCCGACAAGGCGATGCCGCCGGATGATGCGTTGCGTATAGCAATAGCTGGCGGCGACATCAGTGTTTACACCGCTGATGAACAAGACGCCCTGTCATTGGCCTTGGATGCTATCGACAAGGCGTTGGCCGATGCCGACGCGCTGCTGTTGAGCTATGGCATTCCTGCGACGGTGCAAACCACATTGTTAGCCAGACTGGCCTCGACTGTGGCGCTCTATTACCTGCAGGGCGCTGAGCGCATGACCGACGATGTTACCAAGACCTACGAAGGCGTTATTGAAACACTCAAATCGCACAGTCGTGGCGTTATCAATTTGATTCCTGTCGCACCGACAGATCCAGTATTGTCGGACGATGCGGTGATGCTGGAAAGCTCGCCGCGCCGTTACGGATCATCGTCCAGCTCTGTTGTAAACGACTGGTAATGCCATGATCTCGTTGACGCCGTTAATCCTGCATCTGACACCCAAGCCTGCTGGATTTTCGCATTTGTGGTTCCGACAGGTGGCTGGGGCGGCGGAGTTTGCGCAGATACGGCCTGAATCTTTGCCGTTGCCTGCTTGTTGGATAGTGCGGGCTGCCGACAAAGTTGAACATGCTGGGGAACGCGCAGAAGACGTGGAGCTAGGGTTTGATGTGGTGATTGCGATCGAGAACGTCAGAACCCATAAGCCTGGAGAAACTGACGACATCCTCTTGGCGTACCGGAAGGCTGTTAAAAAACTGCTGCTGGGCTGGGAATTGGAGCCCGACGTCAAGCCGATCAAGTTTGGTGGCGGCCAAGTGCTGGAATACACGGACGACGATATTTATTGGCGGGACCGCTACACGTTTGACGCCTTGGTAACTAATTATTTACCCGACCCGCCCGCCTTTGACCGGCTGGTTCACACAGGAGACAGATTATGATTTCATTTCAAGAAATACCGCAGGCCTTGCGCTACCCCGGCGCATACGTCGAGATAGACGGCTCGCAAGCTGGGCTTGGCGGCGATATGCCGATTGTGCTCTTGGTCGGCCAAAAGCTGCCGACAGGTACGGCTCCGGCGGGCGAGATTGTGCGCTTGTCCGGCGTTAATGATGCCAAGACCAAAGCCGGGACCGGTTCGATGCTTGCGCAAATGGCGGCGCGCTATCGGGCAATTGATCCAGTGTTGGATCTGTTCATGCTGCCTTACGCCGATTTGCCTGCAGGCGTGCAAGCTACCGGAACTATTGCGGTAACAGCCGCCGCGACCGGCAGCGGCACGCTGGCGCTGTATGTGGCCGGTAAATTAATTAGTGTGCCGGTGACAACCGGACAAACCGGCGCGCAAATTGCAACGGCTATTGCTGCGGCCTTTACCGATATCGATATTCCGGTGACTGCGGCGGCAGTCGCGAGTGACGTGACACTGACCGCTCGGCACAAAGGTACTTGCGGCAATAATATAGACATCCGCTTGGCCCTGTACGGCGAAGTTATGCCCGAGGGGGTGGGACTAACCATTACCGCCCTATCCGGCGGTAGCGGCGACCCTGAGCCGGGCAACCTTGAAACCATCTTGGGGTCAAGCCGCTGGTACCGTTATGTGGCGCTGGGCATAAACGATGCCGCTATGCTGGCCGCATGGCACACGGAAAGCCAACGCCGTTATGCACCACCCGTGCAGGCCGGGTTCAGAGCCTTTACCGCATTCCGTGGCGATTACGCTCTGGCAGCGGCCTTTGGCGAGACCAAGAACTATGAGCACATTTCTAATTTGAGTTTGGAAATCAATCCAACTACAACCTGGGAGGCGGCGGCCATGCTAACGGCGGCTGCGGCGCCCAAACTTTACAACAATCCGGTGGAGTCGTTAGAAGGCATCCAGCTGACCGGCATGATCGGCGTGAGCAACCACGATTGGACGCAAGCCAATAGCTTGTTGTTCAAGGGCATGAGCATTATGCAAGTCAGCAAGGATGGTACTTGCACCATCAAGCGCTTGATCTCGATGTATCTGTTCCGGCCTGATGGCAGCACTGACGATGCTTATTTGGACATCAATACCGCCGAAGTGATGGAGCGCATTCGCTACGAGCAACGCATCGGCGCAGTCAAGAAGTTTACCGGTACAGCGGCGGCCAAGACCAACGAGGGGTATCGCCCCGGCCTGCGCATTACTACCGAAGACTCGGTGCGGGCGTATTTGCTGAGTTTGTACAAACACACGCTGATGCAGGAATTCGGCTGGGTGCAGGCATACGACTACTACAAAGCTAATCTGGTTGTCGAGCAAGACCCGCTTAATCCGAGCCGGTTTAATTATCTGGATACGCCGGTACTGCTGTCGCCGTTCTATATCCTGGCCGGTCGCAGTCAATTTCGTAAGGAGGTTTAACCATGTCCAAATTAGTTAACATCAGAACAGTATCGGTGCCGTCTATCGGCAAGCTTCCGTTGGCCGACAAGCCCGGTACATTCACACCGGGCGGCAAAAAACGAGAGCATAAAGCGGGCAGGCTGGCTGAAGACGGCGGTTTTACAGAGGCCAGTTTTCCCGCCAAATTGGAGATCAATATCAATTTGCAAGGCGGCATTGACCTTACTGCGTTGAATGAAATCAGCGATGAGGATATCACCATCCGCCTGGCTGACGGCCATGTGCATATGATGAGTCAGGCGTTTATCACGGAGCCGGTTGGCGTGGGCGATGGTGAAGGCAAGCTGACTATTATGGCTAACTCATCTGAACAGATTAGCTAATCTTTTAACCTTAATTATAAGCAGGACAAGCTATGACTGATCTTACTCTCAAACACCCTCTCACCTTCGGCAAGAAAACTATTGAGAAGCTGAAGTTCCGCGACTACACTACGGCGGGCGATTACCTGTCGTTTGACAAACGCGGCGGCGTGGCGCAACGGATAGCGCTGATTGCCAGCCTGACCGGAACCGATGAATCGTTAATTGAACAATTGCGTGGTCCCGACTGGCTCGCTGCCGAACGTATGGCGGATGCGCTATTGGATGCTGATAATGCTGTAGAGGACGAAGAAAACGCCGACAGCGAGGATGTCGACGAAAAAAAGCCACTAGAATAACAGTGGCGGTCTGTCTAGTGATGCATGTCATGCATCAGTCGTTACCGATAGTCAAGGCGTTGCCGCTGACAGAGCTTTTTGTCTATGCCAAAGTAGCCGCTATGGTGAGTGGTCGAGAGTTTAATTAGGTCGGCCATGTATTAGTTGGAAATGTTTCCAGCCTAAGCAACAATCGCTTTCTTCTTTAAACTCCTGTTACATCTTGTAACAGGAGTTTTTTTATGTCCACTGCCGCAGCTGAAGTCGAAGTCAGATTAAAGTTTGTCGATAAGGACGCAAGCAGCGGTATCAGCCGTTCCCAGCAGCGGATCGAAAGGGCTGCGCGGCAGTCCGAATCTACCGTCAATCAATCAAACACCCGGCAACGCGACAGTCATGAACGCTTGTCGCGCGCCCGCGAACTGTTGGCGCAACGCGCGGAACATGCGGCGCAACGCGTCACCCAACAAACCGAGACCGCGGTTAATCAAGCCAACAACCAGCAGCGCGGCAGTCATGAACGCTTGTCGCGCGCCCGCGAACTGTTGGCGCAACGCGCGGAACGCACGGTGCAACGTGCGGCTCAGCAAACCGAGGCCGCAGCCAATCAGTCGAACAGTCTGCAGCGCAGTAGCTACGAAAGGCTGGCTCATGCCCGCGAACAGCTGGGGGTGCGCTCAGAAAAAGCGGTAACCAACGAAATCAGGCAAACCGAGGCCGCTTATCGGCGACTCGCATCATCCGGCACCATGAGCCAGGACGCACTAGCCAAAGCGGCTGAAAAAACCAAGGCCAAGATCACCCAGCTGACTAATGAGATGGGCAAGTTGACCGCCGAACAAAAAAAAGCCGCGCAAGCGGCTGAGCAGTACGAAAAAATCCAAAAGAGAATTAATGGCAGTGTGGCGGCGGGTGCTGGGTTGGCGGCTGCGGCCTATGCCCTGAAAAGCCCGGCTGAAAAAGCGATTGCGTTTGATGACAAGATGCTGGGTATGGCAAACACGGCCTATCCTGAGCGTGATGCGGGCGGGCGGGTTGCTGGCAGTAAAGAGCTGGAAGCGGTAATCAATAAATCGGTCGATCTCAAGCAGGGCGGTGGCGGTACGCGCGAACAGGCAGCTGAGGCGCTGGACGCTATGCTCGGCAAAGGAACGTTGGGTATTCAACGATCAAAGGATTTTTTGCCGACTGTGATGCGTACTGCGTCTGGCAGCGGTGCTAGTCCTGTGGATATTGCCAACCTGTCTAGCGCCTTGGTAGGTCAAGGCGTTGTCAATACCGACGCCGAGCTTAAAACGGCACTGAACATGGTCACTGCCTCTGGTCAAGCCGGTGGCTTTGAGATAAAGGATTTAGCCAAGCATTTGCCAGGGCAATTGGCTATAGGCAAGTCTGCTGGCATGACCGGGTTGGATGGTCTTAAAAAAATTCTAACCATGAATCAGGCGTCAGTGCTGACCAGCGGCACTACAGATGAGGCCGGTACTAATGTCAAAAACCTGCTGTCCAAGGTGGCATCAAACGATACCGGTACGGCTTTCGAAAAGGCGGGTCGTGGCGATCTGGCGGAGTTTTTGGTTAAGCAGCGCATGAAAGGGGTTGATGCTGTTGATGCCTGGCTAAATCTGATTGACCGCGAATCTGAAAAAAGTCCTCTGCTAAAGCAGGCTATGAAAAAACTGAAAGCATCGAAAAGTAAGCCTGAGCAGGCGGCGCTAATTGAGTCAATTTCGCAACTGTCTGAAGGCGGCGTTATCGGGCAGTATTTTCAAGACATGCAGGCGCGAGGCGCTTTGTTTGGGATGCGCAATAAGGACGTGGTTGATCGAGTGGGTATGGCTGTCGAGCAGAACCGTAAGGAATACGGTGCTAATGATGTGAACTGGCAAACTAAAGCTCAGGGTACGGCGTCTAAGCTGCAAAATGCTGATCAGGTCAAGGATATGGAGATGAAGTCGGCGCTTGATAACCTCACTCCGGCCATCGGCCGCGCCGCTGACGCGTTTGTTGATCTGTCGAAAAAACATCCGCTGTTAAGCACCGGTGTAGTCGCTACTTTAGCGCCCTTGGCCGCGTTGTCCGCCGCTGCAGGTTTGTCGGCATTAACGTTGGGTGGCAATGCTGGCGGCATTGCTGGTTATGCGCAAAAGGCGGCAAATAGCCAAACCGCTAAGATGGCCGGAAAGGGTGGCTTGATTGGTTTGGCGGCATTGGCTACCGATAACGCTTTGGAAAAAACAGCGGGCGAAGGGTCAGCGATCAGCCGGTACGGTTCCAGTTTGGTAAACGGTGCGGCGCTTGGGGCGACTGTCGGCAGTGTCATTCCGGGCTTGGGTACGGGAGTTGGCGCACTGGTCGGTGGTGCTGGCGGTGTGGCCTGGGAAGGTATTAGTGATTTGCTTAAAAAATCCGAGCAAAAACCGGTTGAAGCCAGCGCTAACCTGACAGTGGGTTTAGCGCCCGGTTTAGTCCTGCAGCAACAAACCACCCAATCAAATGGCTTAAATATGCAGATTACTTCAGGCAACACCGGCAATGTCTGGAAGGATGCGCCAGGATGAGCGATCAGCAAACCTATCGAGACCGTTTGGCTAAAGCGGATTTTGACGGCTTTGAGTTTTTAACTGACAGCCATGATGCTAAATACGGCCGCCGTTTAGTTGTGCATGAGTTTCCTGGTGCCGAAGAACCGGAGGTCGAGGACATGGGCGGCAAGTCCCGTGAATTTCAGATTAACGCCTATTTCATCGGGGCTAGCTACGATCTGGAGTGTAACGGGCTTATGGCTATGCTCAACCAGCCCGGTGCGCGTTGGCTAACGCATCCCTGGCTTGGGCGGCTCTGGGTCAGAGCTCGCGAATGGTCTAGGCAAGAAAGCAGTGACAAAAACGGCTACTGCTCATTATCGATCGCTTTTGTTCCGGGTGGCGAGCAGCCATACAGCGCCGAGCCGGATAAGGTCGATATTGCTGTTGACCGCACGCATAAATTAGCTGATGCGGCAAAGGATGATTTTGACCTGGAGCCGATGAGTGCCGACGGTTTGACGGCGTTTGTAGCCGCTGTACAAGAAGGATTGGAGGTTGTGCGCACTGTCATATCGCTAGCGACGCTGCCGCTGACATGGGCGCAACAAATAATGGGCTTGGTCGCCAGTGTAAAGGGAGAGTTGACGACGCTGGCCGGATTGCCTGGCGATTATGCAAAGGCTTTGAGAGGCTTGATCGATACCGTGGGTCTTGGTTCGGATCCGGCAAATTTTTCTGACCCTACTCAGGACTCGGTTTCGCGCTTTACACCTACCGAAACAGTCGCTCAACAAACGGCATTTTCGGATACAGCTCGGGTGCGACTGGTGTCATGCCTTGCAGCACAGGCGCAGCAAACAAGTATTGCTAAATTGAGCGGTGTTGCCGCTGTTGATGGCGCGGTGCAGCGTAATTTAATCAAAGAGCGAGCATTGTACTGTCGGTTGTGTCTTGTTGCTGCTGCACAGGTTGCTTTGGCGGATTATCGTTCTGAAGCGGATCGCGATGCTGCGTTGGCAAGCGTGATAGCTGCATTCGATGTGTTGCTGCCTAACTTGCCTGATCCAGTTTTCCAAGCTGCGGTTTCGGCCCGTACTGCGCTGATTGATGCGCTAATGGCTCAGGACTTGAAGCCGCAAGCGGTGCGCGATGTAGTGTCGTTGCTGCCCGCTACAGTGCTGGCTCATCGGCTGGGTGTGGATGAGGCAACGTTTACGGCGCAAAACAAGGTGCGTCATCCGCTGTTTGTTCGGGGGCGTATTTATGGTTGAGATTCGTTTTGATGGTGTGCGTTATGGCCACTGGCAGAAAGTATCGGTCAGTGAGTCTGTTGACGACCTGTGTGCGTCGGTTCGTTTGTCAGTTACCCGGCCCGGAACCGGCGACTCGTTGGGGTTGTCTGCCAATACTGTTGTTGAGGTGTTGGTTAGCGGCATCCTGGTTGCGACAATTAGGCCCGATGTGATTCGCCGTTCGGTGGATGCGGAGAGCCATAGTATTAGTCTTGATGCCCGATCATTGGGCCGGGAACTGGTCGATTGTCAATATTCAAAGTCGCTATCGGGGTTAAAGTTGGGAGAGATTGTAAAGCGGCTTTGTAGCGCGTTTAAAGTGCATGTAACGATTGCTGCCGAAACGGCTGTTGTGCCTGATTTTGCGATGCAATGCGAGTCTCCGGCAAATGCGTTGATCAATGCAGTGCGTGCGTCTAATCTGATGTTATACCCATTGCCTAATGGCGGACTGATCCTGACTAGCCCTACCGCTGCCGCGCCGGTCGCCACTTTAATAGTTGGTTCGCATATCAAGCGCTATGACGTGGTCGATGAATTCAAGCTGAGATTTTCTGATTACTGGGTCAAGGGCTATGACTACGAAAACGATGCGGCGCTAAAAGGTGCGGCAAAAGACGACGGTATCGGTTATTTCCGGCCGATGCATATTGTCGGTGATCGTCACGGGCAAGGGCTGGGTGGTTGTGATCGTCGCGCCATAATGGAGCGCAATCGACGCTTGGCCAGGGCGCACCGCATCGATCTGGAGGTGGTGGGCTGGACGCATGAAGGCGGCCTGTGGGCTATTAATACACAAGTTCGGGTGATTATCCCTGCTGAGGGCATTGATGGGGTTTACTTGATCGGCGAGCGGGCTTTTACGCTGGATGATAAAGGCGGCAGTATCACTCAACTGCAGGTGATGCGTCGCGAGGCATTTCTGGGGGAAGAAAAGAAGCCAGGAAAGCGCGGCGCTACTGCGAAAAGGAGTAAACGATGAAGGATATATGGAATCGGTTGAGGTTGGTGGTGGCGCATGGCGTTGGTACGCTGATCAGCGCCGACAAGGTGCAGGCTCGGGTACTAGATAATGAGCCGTTAAGTAATCTGCGGCGGGTAGAACCTTACGGATTTAGTTACCGGCCCAAACCTGGTTGTCAGACCTATCTACTGTTCCCTTCAGGAGACCGTTCTTATGGTGTGGCGATTGTGATCGGTGATAAGCGTTATCAGATGGAGCTGGTTGAGGGTGAAGTGGCGCTGCATGACGACGAAAATAATTACGTCTGCATCAAGCGCGGCGGCATTATCGAGGTTAAAGCTGCAACTAAGGTAATAGCTGATGTACCGCTGTTTGAGACCACGCATGACGTGAAGATTGGCGGCAATGTCGAGATACTTGGCGGGTTGAAAGTTAGGGGCAAGGATGTCAGCGATACTCATACGCATATGAGTACTGCGCCCGGCACGCCGACCAGCGGAGTTAATTGATGTTAAAGCTGGTACAAATTGATAACGGTGTGTTCGACTTGGTGTTCGATGACCCTGCTCTCAATGATGCTGATGCGGCGGTGGCAACGTTGGTCTATGCCGCGCTATTTACCGACGCCGAAGCGCCGGTTGATCGCGAGCCTGATCGCTTTGCTCGGCGCGGGTGGTGGGCTGATCCGCAAGCGGGCAGTGGGTTGTGGCATGTACGTCGGCAACCTTTAGGTAGTTCCGCCAGGCGTGAAGCATTGGCCATGGTGCAGTCGGCGTTGATGAGTCACTCTCCGGCGTTGGCGGAGGTGAGTGTCATAGAGCGGGTTGTGCCTACTGGAAATGTTTCCAGCGTTTTTTTAGAAATCACTGGTCTGCATAATGGCCGTAAGTTTATTTTGAGCACACCGTTGTGATTACGTACTCCCGGCCTAGTTATCTTGAAGTGAGAACTCGCATCGAAACCGATCTTGCGGGTATCCCAGCAGTTTTGCGCGAGCCGCTGGCGTCGGCGTGGGCTCGGACTGATCACGGTCAGCACGGTTTTTTGGAGTGGATTGACGCGCAGTGTTCGCCGTTGACGTGTGAGCTGGAACGTTTGTATGACTGGGCTGCACTGTATGGCGTGGATCGGCTGTTAGCAACAGCTGCTATCGGCAGTGCCGTGGCTACTGGCACTGTCGGTACCCCGTTACTGGCAGGCACGCTACTTCGTGGTCCTAATGGGTTGGATTATGTGGTATTGGTTGCTGTGGCGCTTGGTTCCGGTCCTACCCCTGTTTTGGTGCGCTGCACTGCTGTGGGTAGTGGCGGTAATCTAATTGAAGGACAAGTTTTAACGCTGATTGATCCTGTGCCGGGTTGTGCCAGCACATTGACTATTGGCGCTGCCGGTATTACTGGTGGTGATGAGGATGAGTTGGTCGATGCTTGGCGAGTGCGTGTGGCGGATGAATGGCGTACTGTGACAACTCGAGGCGCTCGATCCGGTAAGCCTGATGATTACCGGTGGTGGGCAAAAAGTGCTCATCCGTCTGTTAGTGGCGCGCTTGTGCAAATGCACTCGTTGGGTATGGGTACGGTTATTGTGCGGCCGATTTGCAACACGTTGAGCAATCGCTTGCCGACATTGGCCGTGCTTGATGCGGTGACAGCGTACTTACTTGATATTGCCCCTGCAACTGCTGATTGGCGAGTCGTTGAGCCGATTATGAGGCTGGTGACTATATCTATCCATCTGTTAACTGGATTTGACACCCTGGCACGCAGGACAGCGATTGACGCTGCGCTGAGTGCTGCGGTGCTGTCAGAGTCCAGCGAGACTGCCGTGTTGGCGATGGCAGAGATCGATGCTGCTATTGCTACCGTGACAGATCAGTATACTCGGATATCGCCGCTTGCTGACACAGCGGTTGCGGCAGGCGAATTATTGGTATTGAATCCAATAGTGTGGGCGTAATGGATATCGAGCTACATACACCAAGACAATTTGCTGACGCCATTAAGGCGTTACTGCCTCCCGGTGCTGCATGGGATTGGCCGACAGGTGGTATTGGTGATGCACTATTGCTGGGCACGGCTCACGAGCTGGCGCGCGTTGAGACGGGCGCTCAATTAGTGCTTGATGCGGCCATAGAAATGCATAGACCAAAAGACAGTAGTTGGCATATCAGCCAATACCGGCGTGTAGCTAATGAGGCTTTGGCTGGTGTGTCCGAAACAATGCCGCGTCGGGCGTTTGCTGTTGGCAGCGCCGTTGGACAGCGTTTGTGGAGTCATGCTGCTCCGGGACTTACATTTCCCGTCGATCTGGTACAGGTTGATCACTTAGTTGGTCCGTTTCGCGTCGGCAGTCATGTTGGTGAACGATTGTGGGGAACCCGTAGCCGATATGTGTTGAGAGTGCGTTATTACCGGTCAGTAGTTGATCCACAGGTGCTGTGGGAGGCGTTAATGAATTTCAAACAGGCCCATGTTTTTTTGTGGTTTGAGGATATTACGGGTATAGGTGGAGAGGTGAGTTATGCGTAGAACGACTGGCGCAGGCCATGTTAATAACATGTTTGTATCAGAAGACCCGGCGACGAATCGACCGCCTACTGAAGTGACTGCGGACATCTTGAATGCGTTTCAGGAGGAAATAGCTAATGCAATCGAAGCTCACGGAGTGCCTCTTGATCCGAGTTCTAACGCACAATTGTCGGCTTTACTCGTAGCCAAGGCGCCGCTGGCCTCGCCTCCTTTTTCCGGCGAGCCGACCGTGCCGACGCCAGTTCAGTTCGATAGTTCGCGGCAGATTGCTAATACGGAGTTCGTCAAAAGAGCGGTAGGCAACTGCTCAGGCTATTATTATTTAGACGCGTCGACGCATCTATTAGAGTCCTGTCTTGGCGGGTTTATTAACCTGGCAGGCAACACGCCGGGCCAGGTGTACACGCTCCCAGGCGTCGGCGACGTTCAAGCGGGGGATGGGTATTGGCTGTACAGTATATCTGGACAGCCAGTAACAATAAAAGGCGATGGGGCGGAGGGCATTATTTCAGCGCGCAGTGTAGGTAATACGTTTACTATTCATCCTGGGGAGAGCTGTTATATTGCATGTAATGCCAATGCAAACTGGAACATTGGCGGCCTGTCCCAAGCTATTGGCGTCGGACAGACATACAAAGACGTAACGCTATCACGCGTCATAAATACGACATATACCAACCCATCCTTCTTCCCGATTGTTGTATCAGCAATGCTAACGAATTCAACCCAGGCGCATGCCGCTATAACTATTACGAATCCATACACAGGATTGTCTACTGATATTCTTGGGAGCGGTAGTTACTCGACATATGATCAAGCATGTTTTATTACTGCTGCAGTACCGCCGTTTCACTTGTACAAAGTAGGCGTGAACACAGGAACACCGTCTCTAATAAGCTGGACCGAACTTTCTTAAGGTTATTAATCATGCCCCATAAATATTTTAAAAATACTGCCGAAACTGAGATCTACGCGTATCCATGGGATGGATCACAAGATGATTTCATTTTACATGACTTAATCCCTATCTCGGCAGCCGAGGCAGACGAAATTCGATCTCCGTTCGCCCAACACCAGATCGCAAAAAAATCCGAAGTTGAACGGATGCGTGACGTTGCAGTAACGGCAGATGTGTCTGTGACTATTCATGGCGTCGAATATACGTTCCAAGCTGATTCGCGAAGCCAAGCGCTGGTGCAGGGCGCGTTGCTCAGTGTTGTGGCTGGAATCTCGCCAGCACCGACAACATGGCGATCGAGTAATAATACAGATGTGACAATTACTATCGACGACCTGAGGGCGATCGGTGTAGCGATGGTGAGCCAAACTCAGGCTGCATATTCGCGGAGCTGGACACTCAAAAAACAGGTAGGCTCGGCAAAAAATCAGGCTGATCTTGATGCGATTAAATGGTAATGCTCTATGATCGGCAACTAATATAAAAAACTCGTACATTGAGCATTTATCTTCGGATGGGTTTGCTCGCTGCTATGATCGATCTCATACCTTGTTTTACTGGGACACGGATACTAAAGGTTATGGAGTTGCTTTTGAGCTTGATCAATATACCAATGGCTGACTTGGCAAAATCAATCAAAGGCAGCAAATGAGTTAATTATCCGTAATTGGTAGCGCTTATTTGTTGTCCTGAATGCAGGACATTTATGAGATTATTATTTATCCGAAATTCAAACGCTGTTTATCCGAAATTCAAACGCGCTATACTCCGACCGAGCGTAGCGGTTTGGCGCAGATTCGGGTAGCCGCATGGCGTGATGATGCGGGCGGGCCGATGCAAGTCATCTCCGGCTCCGTCATCAATCCATGCGGCCGCGAAAAAGTGCATTACACCGCGCCACCGGCAAATCGGCTGGCAGCGGAAATGACGACATTTCTGGACTGGTTCGAACAATCGAGCGAACTCGACCCGGTGCTCAAGGCGGGACTGGCGCATCTGTGGTTTGTCACCCTGCACCCGTTCGATGACGGCAATGGCCGCATCGCCCACGCCATCGGCGACATGGCACTGGCGCGGTCGGAACAGAGCCAACAGCGCTTCTACAGCCTCTCGGCGCAGATTCAGCAGGAGCGGACAGACTACTACAACGTGCTGGAACGCAGCCAAAAAAGCGATCTGGACGTAACCGAGTGGCTGCTGTGGTTCCTCGATTGCCTGCAACGCGCCATCTCCCAAGCCGACGAAACCCTGTCAGCCGTGCTGGCAAAAGCCAAACTCTGGGAACGCTTTGCCAGCCCGCCAATGAACGAGCGTCAGATCAAGATACTCAACCGGCTGCTGGACGGCTTCGAAGGTAAGTTGACCACATCCAAGTGGGCCAAACTGGCGAAGTGCTCTCAGGACACCGCCTACCGCGATATTCTCAGCCTTATCGAGCTAGACGCGTTGGTAAAAGCGGACGGCGGAGGGCGTAGTACAAGCTATGAATTGGCGCTGGCAAAGCAGTCAAGCTCATTTACCATTGCCTCCCTACGCTAA